GCTGTACCATCTAAGATTTCCTCAGTTGGAGCGATTGGGTTGAACTCTGGAACTTGGATTCTTGTTCCACCTTCTGATGCGTCAAGAAGTGCGTTACGCACAATAGCACCAGACTTAATAAAAGCACTACGTTCTTTGATTGCCTCAGAAACATAGGTGCTCAAATTATTTCTCTTTACGATGTCAGCTAATAAGACACCACCAGAGTAATTCTGAAACGGAGCAGCCATTTAGAATAATTTAGAAGTTTACAGTAACCAAGCCACCGACTTGGGTGTTGAATCCACCGAATCCAACAATTATGATTGAGCCTCTTGCTTGAGCACCGCAGCAAGCTGAGGGTTCTGTTCTAATAGTAGCATCTGTTGTGTGAGATTGCCCGTTTTCCAAGGGTTTACCTGCCCTCCACCCACGTTTGATGTAGGAGTTGGCTTTGCACCCATTCCTGCAGCAGTACTTGGCTTGAAATGATGTTCCCAACCACTACCAGGATTCTTGAGACTTGTGAGATAAGAGTCT